TACTTTTACCTTTCCGATTAGGCAGTACGACCTGTGTGTAAGTGCCGACCTTGAAAGATCGGCTAGAGCTCAGATTATGAGATCCAGACTGCTCAATACTTGAGTGCAAGCGTAAACGCTTGCTAATCTAAGAGCGACGTCTGGACTTACGTTTCTTGACGCTTGAACATAGAAATCTATGTCTTTCTATTTCTCTGGCATGGTTATTATCGTTGATCTGGGCGTGTATGTATGATTCCTCGGTTGATATATTTGTTCTGATTACACCAAGACAGTCTTTGCGTTACCGTGAAATTGTCTTACTGCATATTTGACTGATGACTGTACTAATTCTGTAGTACGTTCCCTCAACATCCTTGTGACTTCTGCTTGACCGAAATTGTCCGTAGTGAGTCGAGCATGACAGTGGGCGAATACTCGCGATGCTATATCCTCGCTTACATCCTGACTTTCGCTCATAGGTGCGGAACAGGCTAGGAAGAAATGCGGGTTCGAGTAGCTCACCAAACCTGAACCAGCCAACTACGTACTGATAGCGCAATTGAAAATCTCGTTAGGCATTGAATAACGCCTATCGAGAGTGCTGTAAGCACAAGGTGGTATCAAAGGGCCATTGCCACAGCGCATGCTTATTGTGACTAAACTATTAATTTGTGTCACTAAAGTTGGTGTGCTTTGATAATCCGCATCTGTCAGCCAATTCCCATTGACGTACCCTCCTATCTTCCTCGTGCCATAACTGTAACTTCCTTTTAAAGTGTGTGCTATTCGCAGAAATTCTCCGTTACGTCCAAAGTTTTATTTCGAAGGATTCAACTCAATCAGACCTGATTCTTGTATATGGGCTGGATTCAAAGCTGAACTTATTAACACATCGTCTCCTGCGTGGTAAACACTCATCTAACCCAAAAATGGTAGAAGATAAGCTCTGTTTAGTACTGTGTTGATGTAACTTGTTGCTCTGTGGCCCGTTGGCAAGGTACTGGTCCAGTGAACGAATGTTTCATCTCCTATCGTCATGGTTTTGCACGGTGGTAATTCGTCGATGACATCCGGCTTTACTAATAACCACATGTTATCGAAAGACTATATGCACCATTCTAAGACACCGTGAGCCTTTTCATCTAAGTACTATTTTAGACTCGCGAATAATTGTTTCATGGATGTTATGGTGTGCTAACTATTGAAATCCGAAAAGTCGAGCATGGTGGCTCCGTTACGAGTGGCTGCGTGTGCTCTTTCTGGAGTCATTCTCGATGGATCCAAAAGTGCGTGGTTATGTATCCAACTCGCTTCTACTTGATGTAAGATGTAATCGAAATAAAGATATGTAACAGTGTCGCACGCGTAAATGTAGCGTGTGTCCTCTAGCTGTTACTTCTCGAATTGCTTAATGAATGTTATAGGCGGTATACTTCTTATGCTGGATATTGACTGCTACATCACGAAGTCTAGTCTCGTGGAAGCCTTTTTAAACATGGGATGATAATGTGAGCCTTTCTTTGTCCATAGAGGTGAAGTTCCTATATGATCTGAAAAGGAGTCTGGTTTCGGTGTGTAACTCATTTCTTCTTTATACACTATTTCTATATTCTATCTGATAGTTTCCGGTGAAAACTTAGCTGCGTGTTCATTATATGCGTCGAGTCGAACTCGATGCTAAATGTCCTCACTTAAAGTTTTCTTGGCAGGTGCTCCCCTGCCGAGTATGGAACTGATTTCTACAAAGTTTCTGGTTACTGGATTGTCAGCTAGACCAGCCATTTTCAACCAGTTAGACATGCTTTTTGCATTCGCGTTGTTCGTGTGCGGCAAAGTTACTAGATTTATTGCTAGACCCAAAGGTACATGCAGTCTTTACAACTATTCCAGTAATATGACCAGCATACATGCTTGATCATTGAATAATTTTAAACTGCATAATTGGCCTAAGACCCAATCTGGTAGGACTGTGCTCTTAAAAGCATCGCGTGCGTACATGGCTGTTTTGATTGTCGCTGCTCTCTCTTTTTTAATAGGCAGTAACTCCAATTCTTGTTCCTTGTTCATATTTCGGGCAAATGTCCCGATTTTTCTTCGCTTCTGATCATTATATGCAACAACGTCTAATCCGTTGACAATGCAAAAAATAAGCAGGGCGGAAAGTGCATCCTGGTGTGTTGTCTCTGTTTGTAATTACTGTAAAACATTTCCTCTTAAATACGATCTCAGATGATTCGCTATGTCTTGCGAGTTTGCAGTCAATTCTACGATATCTTCTCCAATCCTATAAAAATCATTCTTTGCAAATTGACTGTTTCTAGAATTCTCCAGATATTTTAGTCCTTCGTCTGCTCCCTAAACTTGAGTCATTTTAAATCTATCTATTACTAAGTAGGATTTGGGACTCCTGGCTAATTCCAAAAATTCATCCCATGACTGTATTTCTTCATGTGTGCGTAGGTGTGAATGTCGTATATGGTTGCTCAAATCATAATTGAAGGACTTTTGAGACTAACTATTCTTTTAGCTGAAAGTTGGCTGTGTGGAGATAAAACACTGGATAGTAGATGCGTTTTCTAAGTTGAGATGTAACGCGTTCTTTCGTATCGAAATGTTTGTTGATTGTGTCGACAACACGTCTCTTTGAGTGTCTACTTTTACCTTATACATATCCGATAAAGTTTCGAATTATTAATAAGTTAAGTAAACACCCCTACGTGTCAATGAGCGTCTGTTGTATAACTACCATCTGCATCTATCCGCCCATTACGGGGGTTTCTATACGCACGACCGGCTATTTCCATCGGACTGGTGACGTTGACTTGGACACATATATTTTTAGGTATGTTACGTTTGGTTTGTACGCTGAAGCCTTGTGAACTAACGATCCAGGCTGAGTATGGGCGCCGTACGACGCCATGTGTGTGCCACGTACGTGTCAGGCTTGCGGTCGAAGAGGCTTACACAGGATGGAAGACGCCGTCTAATGTCGTAAAACCCGGTCGTTTAACTCCGCGGTCTAAAACTACTTCAAACATGTCGTCCATTCTATTACTGAAGGCTAGCAGACCAGGAAGATTGCGTATGTCGTAGCCGTTTAGGTATTTTTTCATCTGTTCGTCTAAATTGCAGTCGTGCGGCCCTGCGAGCGGCATTACACCGTTTGTTGATACGCCTAGCAAACATGCTAGTTCCGGGTCGTGGAAACGGTTGATAAAGGCACGATCATACTTGTATCGCACCGGTGCTTGTAATTATACTCCGACAACTGTTCTGTTGATGTTGAAAGGGAGCGTGGTGGGACTGAACGCTACACTCTGTCTGAATTGCTGCATTATACTAGACACGTCACTGCCGAACATTCCTAGCAGGTCTCTTTCTAGGCGAGAGCTAACGGTCGGCCGATCTAATAAGTGCCTATACATAGGCCCGACTCTTACAGGTTGATCTCTTTACACTCTGAAAGTGTTGGCACTTAAATATATACTTTCGTCACTTTTGTAATCAAAAAGTTCATTCTATTCACAGTCGAAAGATACTGTCACCGGTCCGTCGACTGATAGAGCCCCTTATATTATCATCAAGGTCGCAAATTCACATAGTGCTAGCGCGTAACCTGGATTATTCAATCTTGACAAAACTCCGTGACGTAAAACCTGTGTGTTTTCAACTATGTAACAACCTAATAGTGGTGCGACTTGTGCATATCTGAAAGCTTTTCTTAATATACCGCTTTCTGAATAACATGAATGTGGGCGTATCATAACTGAGTTCCCCGCTTGTAGCAGTGAAAACATCAAGCCGTTGTGTCCTGAAAATTGGCGAGCAACAAATTAGTCCATAAAATCAAGTCCTACTTTTGAGTTTTCTTAATTCAGGGGTTGAATAGGGTGGTTAAAATTCGCGTGTGGTGATGAGGTCACTATGAGTATTTTTCCGAAGCTCTACTATTACCAGACGTCCGATAGACGTTGATAATAGCTGCCTAACACACTAATAAAAGCAGTGAATTGCGCATTTTCTCTCATTTCTGATGTAACATAAAAAATGCATTAATCGACTCCTAACTGTTTATCACGCAACTGTGTCTTTTCTATATACTCAAAGAGACCTATATGCTGGACTGGTGCGTTCATAATGTTGATTGGCCCTGTCCTGAACATGTTCCCATTGCCTCCTAATATGTTCATATGTTGATTTGGTGCTAAACCGTGCCCTCTGAGGCATGCGTCGAGACTGACCGGTGCTCCTTGTCCTATATTCGAGTTTCTCGTTAAAATCTTTTAGTACATACCCATGAGGACACCTAGGTGATAAGCCAGAGCCTGGGGTGTGTGTCTTAGTATGGCCAAATCAGCTCCTGACTGCGCCGCGAAGAGACTGACTTTCCCCTGACTAAGTGATAATGCCAATGCGTCTAAATCTTGCTGTGGCGGCGGTATCGATGTTAGGGTGTGTGCGTTGTGAAGCGTGGCTGTTATGGCATTTGAATTGATTCCAAAATCTAGATTTATCGCTTCATCGTTGTTTAGCAGTACTGGTTGGACTATGTTGGTATTGACGTCCGTTTTTAGTCTGATGACTAAGTTTGGGTTGTTCCAGTTGATCTGCTGACCCGCGTCTTGTTTAACTATGGGTGGCGGGAAAATCATCCCTTGACTAGCTTATAGAATATCTAAATACGTGCTAGTCCCCCAAAGAGGCGGTGCGCCCATAGCCGTGAACTGCCCCTGAGGCGGTACCCAGACTGTGGGTGTGACACCCGTTTGTGGGTGAGTCTGTAAGGCTGACACTGTTGCTTTTAGCGGTCGGTCACCGTCCTGCTACGTCGCCGCCTCTTTAGGAGGTGGCTAAGCAGGGATGCTGAATTGCAAATCAGTTACCTGGTTCTACATTCAGCGGAACTTGATTTTTTACATCTAATAACGATCTTGAGTGTTCAGCTCTTGACCTTCGATAGTAAAACGAACCTATGCGTGGAGCCAGCTCCTCCGCACTTTTTCACGGCTCAAACCCCGTAGAATTGCAGGCACTGAAATCACGACTCTAAGAGTCGCCGCTACGAGTCG